GAGTAAAACGGCTGATTGTATATTTTCTCTCAAAAAACTTTTCTCTCAATATCCTTTAAAACACTCTTTTTGCCCGAAAAACGTTATTTTCAAATTGTCCCTCAAAAAATATTGTTTACAACGATTTAGTATCAATTAACCTAAAATGTTAATAAAATGAGAAAAAACTTTCCTCTCAAAATCTTTGTGTCATCACTAAAATTGTAATAACATAGAAATTTGAGAAGAAAGTTTTTTCAGCTATTCGACTACTTTACCGTCTTTATCCCTCGCTATAAAGCTATGTTTGTATGCCCATTCGCGTAAAATTTCCTTACGATTCCTTAGCGCCCTGCACGGTTCCACCATTTCCCACTTATGGAACGACCATTTCCACATGTCTAGTGATACGGTTCCGTCCTTATAATAGTTAAGGCGGTATATTACATTTGATTTTACCCTGCCCCGGTAGTTAACCGTCCCCGTTCCCGGGCACCATATCCTAGGGACATCCTCCATATTGAACTTGTCTAGCTTTGTCTTTTCACTGTCCTTGATAAATAAGGTCTCAATAGTTGGTATGCGGTTTGGTTCGGTTCTCGTGTTCCTGTCGTCTCGTACCGTAGCTATCTCCCTTCTTAATTTTGGAATCACCTCGCAAATCTCCATTGCCTTTACCAAGTGGTAAGGGAAATTTTTAGCCTTCCTGTAATATATCCCGTTCTCCTTGCAGAACTTGAATAGGAAGAACTCATTTACATTCAGTATCGTGGCTAGGTCTTGTATTACGAACTCTAGCGGTTTCTTTCTGCACTCCATTAGTTTCTGTCCCATTATAATCTACACATTGTTAATGCGGCTATCAGCGCCAGTAGGAACGCCCACACCACGGTTAGTAAAATCGCTGTTAACATTCTCATAACAAGCCCGGGCAAATCTTCCGGGCTACTCATCCATTTGCAAAACTTCTTAATCATAATTTCAGTGCCTCCCTTATTTTTCCCAATAGCGCGTACATCTCGGTGCGCGTCAATGTTAGTTGTACTTGCGGATTGTTTTTCCGGTAAAACGTAAAGTCCGTAGCCCTCTTTAGATTTCTCGGCACACTCTCCGCGTATATTACCACTTCCTCGGCTTCCGCCTTCCCTATCTTCATACGCATATTATATTGCGCCTTTTCCGCGCGGTACAATGCGGTCTTGAAAATCTCGTTCGCTGTGGGACGTCCGGTTGCCTCAGCCTGCTCCCGCATTTCCTGCTCTCTGAATAAATGTTCCATGTCTGCCATAACGTTATGATTTAAAAGATTAGTTTGACTAGGTAATGTAATACGTAATTACCCAATAGCCACCAGGATAGCGCGGCCCCTACGAAACCACCCACTGCTGTGCACGTAGCGTCCACCCAATCAAATTTACCGCCGTGCTGCGCATCTTTGAATTCCATTCCTAGAGCTAGTCCGATAGCGAGCCAAAAGTTTATTGCGCCCGCCGGGATAGCGTATAGGAAAAGTTTCCAACGGTTGGACTCTAGGAACCAGCCAAACTTTTTAGAAGTGAACGACCGTTTACGCTCCGGCGCTTCCGGATTGTTAATGCTGCCAGCCTTTACCGGAACCTTGAACAAAAACACTATAAAATTATCCGGTATGCCAAATCGTTTAGCCGTATCCGCGCTAGTCTGCGGATACTCTTTGGATTTTCCGTTAACAGGTTCATATAGGTGTACGGTACGCCTGTTAAGTTCGTCATACTGTGTACCCATGTACGTAAATCTTTCCTTTTTTCTCAATACCATAGTATCACCTACATTGTATATTTCTGTGTAGGTATCTGCGTAATTTATACATTCCATTATTCTACTTTTTTAAAAATTAAGTTCTTCTCGGTACCTATCTCTACACACAACCGCCCTCTAGGGCTTTTGCAAGGTTCGCCCCTCTTGTAGAACGCGCACCCCTCGCACATTTCGCTTTCCTGGCGTACCGCCTTGTAGGTTACGCCTTCATGCTCCTTGGTATCACCCGCGGAAAACTTTGTTAATTCAAACTTTTCGTTCATAATTCAGTTTTTAAATAAGTGACTCAATATATGTTCTATAACCTTCACCGTCCACCCGTTACCGCACATCCGGTATATCTGTGTGTCAGATACCACCCACTCGTACCACTCCGGTACGGTCTGCAACCGTGCGCACTCTCTAGGCGTTAACCGTCTTAACGTGCTGCGATTCTCAATCAATAGGTTTTCTTTCTGTACCGTAGTGAGACAATTAGACTTTCCGTCCTTCCTCGGCTCTAGGTGCTGCCTAGTAACCCCGTCCTCGCACACCCTTCCACGGCTGGCGGCTATTATAAGATTATCTTTCCCGTCTTTGTAACACCTTTGCAAAAGCGTGATCGCCTTCCCTCCTGGCGAAACTATTCGTGCTCCGAAACCATTTCCTTTCTCGGCGTTTACCCTAGCGCGGTTAACCATACCCACCTGTTTTCCGGCAAATGAAAACGATTGGCAAGGGCTTCCGCCTATCAGCAAATCAATCTTATCTAATTGCGATACATCTACCTTGGTAACGTCCCCTAGTTGTATGGTGTCGGGAAACACGCTCATAGTCTGCTGTATGGCGAACTTGTCCACCTCGGAAGCGTAGTACTTGTCCGGGAAACACCCCAGTTCGGTAAGTGCGATTTGTCCGCAACTCATTCCGTCGAATAAACTCAATACATTCGTATCTTATGTTTTTTAATAAGTTCCTTAACTATATTCATTAACCCGTCCTGCGCGGTCGCCTTCTTGTTAAGAACGTCTATTACCCGCTCGTCTACCGTTCCCTTGCTTATCAAGTGGTGAACGAATACGCTGTTCTTCTGCCCCTGCCTCCACAACCTAGTATTGAACTGCTGGTATAACTCTAGGCTCCACGTAGCACTGAACCATATTATACGGTTTCCGCCCTTCTGCATGTTAAGCCCGTGGCCCGCGCTCGCCGGGTGGGTAACCAGTACGGGAATCTTTCCCTCGTTCCAGTCTCTTACATCATCCACGGTGTTAAGCCTTCTAGCCCCGAACGGTTTCAACGCCTCCATTATCCGGGCCTCCTCGTGCTTGAACGCATACGCCACAAGTACGGGCGCTCCGTTCGCAGCCTCAACCATTTCTATAAGGGTCTCTATCTTTTCGTCGTGCACGTTGTACACGTCCCGTACTTCATCGTACACCGCGCCGCCCGCGTATTGTAGTAACTTGTTTGTAAGGGCTGCCGCGTTAATAGCGGTTATTTCCTTTGAATTGCCCCCGGTAGCGTCAAGCAGTGTTAGAAGTTGTTCTTCCTCGAACTTGTCGTATGCCTTCTTTACTTTCGGAGATAGTTCTACATAGTTGTTGATGTAGGATACTTCCGGCATATCTAGGAAGTCAAGGGCCTTCATTGATAACGTTATGTCGGATATCTTACCGCCTATCACTTCCTCGGTATCGGCTAGTGGCTTGTACTCGTATATTATCCCGGCGTTCTGTCGCCTGGGGCGGAAGTAGTTAGCCCGGTAATCCGTTATTGTCTTTCCCAGTCTTTGCCCCCCGTCAACAAGGTACATTTGCGCCCACAGGTCAATAAGTCCATTTGGGGAAGGCGTTCCGGTAAGACCTACGACACGGGAACAACTCCGGCGGATAACCTTTGCAGCCTTGAAACGTTTGGCGCTGTGATTCTTGAAACTACTTAATTCGTCAAGTACTAACATATCATAGGGAACTTTTTGCCCGCCCCACATTTGTAAGAGCCACACGAGATTATCCCGGCTAACCGTGTACACATCCGCATCCGCCCGGGCGGCAATCTCGCGTTGCCTGGCGGTGCCCTTTATGACAGATACACGTAGGTGCCTTAACTGCTCCCAGTTGTTAACCTCGTCTATCCACGTCATTTCGGCTACTCTCTTAGGGGCTACTACCAATACCTTAGTTACCTCAAATCTTTCTATAAGGTCAGACACGGCCGTTAACGTGGACACGGTTTTCCCTAGTCCCATATCAAGAAAGAGCGCGGCGAACGGGTTGTCCTCGATATGGTTGACGGCCATTATCTGATACTTATGTAAATTAGTCCTTCGTAGCATTTCCTAGTTCCGCAAAAACAGCACTCTTATTATCATCCCGGTAATCTCTATCGCACGCGTAGTCCATTCCTGTACATTCCGGCGCCCCGTTCGGTTTCAGCCTGTAAAAATCGCACCCTTTGCAAGTTCCGTGAGGCGCCTCTTTAACTACATATCTTTTTCTGTCCTTTCTGAAAACTTCGCCTACTTCGTAATAAAATCTTTTCATTGCTGTATATTTTAAATGTTAATATCTCATTCCTATCTCGTCCATGTATAACTCGTTAGCAAGGTCTTTACGTGTCATCCTTTCCGGGAACAATTTCAGAACCTCGTCTATTACATCTAGTCTATCGGGAAATGCCGACTTTATGCCTAACAGGTTGCACAACTCTCTAGCCGGGTTGGCCTTGAAAACCTCGTCCGTGTACGTTTCCCGTAATTCGTCCACCCCTGCAAGCAGCGTGGTATCTCCTAGGATGTTGAGGCCTCTACGAGTGTGCTCTTTCCGTATTATCCGGTCGGGTA